GGATAATTCCAATGGCAACGTAGAACTCAAGCAAGCTATTGATGACTACTATGTTAAAGGCATGGGAGTTATGATGGCATATACAGACCCAGATAAAGACTTTGGTCGTGGTGAAGTTTGTCTTAAATCATTAGACCCTCTCGAAGTTTATTTTGACCCTAGTAGTAAAGACCCTTTTTGCAGGGACTCTGGGCATATTTTAGTAGCAAAATTAATGAGTGAAAATCAATTAATTCAATTTTATCCAGAGTACGAAGAACAAATAAAAAATTCTCAAGAAACTAGCCATATAAATATTACTCCAGAAAGCAGACAAAGTTTAAAATCAGAAGACGTTACTTTAAAGAGTAGAATTGCTGGAGAAGAACTATCAGGAGATAGAGAGCTAGAGATGTTTACAAGGTATACAAAAATACGTATGCCTTATTATAAAATATACGACCCTTATTCAAATGAAGAAAAAGTATTAAACGAAGAAGAGTATAAAGATTATCAGAATGAACAGATAATTATTTTAACTAATTCTAATGGTGAGCAACAAATATTTACAGATGAAAAAGAAGTACGAGGTTATGCTCAACTGCACGATAGTGTAGGAGATACATTCCATTTAATGCAAGACCCTGCGTCAGGACAAACAGTTCCTATGGCAGGAGAAGAGCATCAAGGTTCTATTCCAAACTCTACAAGCCATATAGATATTGCTAGTAAGATGCATTTAATAGAAGAAGAAAAAATATTAGTTAATCAAATTGAAATAACTAATATTAAGCAATGTGTTTCTGTAGGTGATGTAATGCTGTATCAATCAGTACTGCCTATAGAAGAGTATCCTATAGTACCAATTATGAATGGGTTTAATCGTAACCCTTATCCAATGTCAGATGTTAGACTTGTAAAAGGATTGCAAGAGTACATTAATAAAATACGCTCATTAATAATTGCGCACGCATCTAGTAGTACAAACGTAAAATTATTAATTCCTCGTGGTGCAGTAAACAAGCAGCAAGTAGAACAAGATTGGGGTAGGGCTGGAACAGCGGTTATAGAGTTTGACCCAGAGTTAGGCAGTCCTGTAGTAGCATCCCCAATTCCTTTGCCAAATGAGTTATATAAAAATGAGGCAGATGCTAAAGCTGATATTGAAAAAATACTTGGTATATACGCTTTAATGCAGGGCGATATGAGTGCTGCACCACAAACTTTTAAAGGGACTGTAGCCTTAGATGAATATGGTCAAAGAAGAATTAAATCTAAAAGAGATGATATAGAAGAAGGATTAAATCAATTAGGTAAAGTAGTACTAGGTTTAATTCAGTATGTATATACAGACCAAAAAGTTTTAAGACTAATGCAACCAAACAATAAACCTAAAGAAGTTGTAGTAAATAGTCCATTGTATGATGATATAGGTAATGTAGTAGGTAAGTTAAATGATATTACTGTAGGTAAGTATGATATTATTGTAGCATCTGGTTCAACACTACCTAGTAATCGTTGGGCAAGGTTTGAGTACTACATGCAATTATATCAAGCTGGTTTAATTGACCAAATAGAATTGTTAAAACAAACTGATGTTGCAGACATGGAAGGTGTTCTTGAAAGAAATGGGCAAATGCAACAGATGCAACAACAAGTACAGTCACAATCTGAAGAGATTAAAAAGCTTAAAGGTGATTTACAAACTGCACAAAGAGAATCATTGCATGATAGAAAACGTGTAGAAGTAAAAGAATTTGAAAAGAAACTTGCTAAAGCAGAAGCTAAGATAGAAATGGCACAACAATTATATAAAGCTAGATTAGGTGATGAACTTAAATTAGCTAGAAATGATTTATCAGATGCAAGTGAGTCTAATCCACAGCGTAATATGAATGAACGTGTATTAAGTTTGGATGAGACATAAAGAATTGAGGAAGCGGTTGCTGGAATTAACCAAATCGCAAAAAAGGAAAAGAGTATGGAAAATTTGGAAGTAGTTGATGCTGGTACTGCACCCGCAGGTAACGTAGAAATGTTTCAAGGAGAGCTGTCTGCAGAGGCACCTCAAGTTGAATCAGTTCCTAACGTTGACCTAAACCCTGTTACAGGGCAAGAAGTTGCAGAACCAATTAGCCAAACCACAGAAAACGGTGTTGACCAGAAGGAAGACACTAATAGGTATGAGTACTGGCAGTCACAGGCTGATAAAGCCAAGAGTGAGTTGTCTGGGCTTAGAGAAGAACTGGAGTATTATAAAAATGGTCTACAACCTGTAGAGCAAATGATACGTCAAAATCCAGAGGTTCTCCAAAGTTTAGAAACCAAGCTCTCCAACGGACAACCTGTAGGACAAACCCAAATGGGAGTTCAACAGTCTTCGTTGAAGGAGCCAACAGAACCTGAAAAACCAGTTAATTACAATGAAGTCGATGCTTATAACGACCCAGAATCAAAGTCGTTTCAGTATCGAATGGCTAAAGAAAGCTATAGAGATGACTATCTTGGTTATCTAAAAGGTGTTGATGCACAGCGTCAGTCTGATATGCAAGCAGCGTATCAAAGACAAGCTGCTGCTCAACAAGAAGAGTCTATGAGGCAACAAGCATATAGTCATGCTGTTAATTCATATGGCTGGGATAATCAAAAAGCAGGTCAGTTCATTCAATGGGCTTCTGCTCCTGATAATCTATCTATGGATAATTTAGCTAAGTTATTTGAATTAAGAACAAATGCGAACCCAGTAGTGCAACAAAAAACACAAGAAATGCAAAATCAAGCTCAAAGGTTATCGGTACCTAAAGACCCTTCTGTAATTACAGGAAAGTCTGAACAGCCAAGAACTGAAGAGCAGTCATTTAGTGATGCATTACTAGGACGTTAATAAAAGGAGTCATAAATGGCTGCAACAACAAAAAACCTTGGTGCTAGTGGAGTTATCTTTAATGAAAGACGAGATTTTCATGTAGACCCACAAGTTACTAAGGAATTATGGACTGATGTTGCTCCTTTTACTACAATGGTTAGTAATCAGGAAATTCGTTCAGTACCAGACCCTGTTTTCAAAATGTTTGAACACAGAAACCCTTGGGTAAAACAAGAGTTCCAAGCTCATGAAGATATATCCTCTGATTCTGGTGTATTACCAGCAGATGATACTCTTCCAAGTGAGTTGCAAATAAAAACAATAACAAATCTCGCATCTTCAGTAGATAGTTCTTATATAGGATTAGTCTGTGAATTGTGGGATTCTACTAAAACAACAAACAAAGGTGTAGTTGTTATTACTAATGTGGGAGCGTCAGCAAATCATATTATTCTTAAGAACTTAACTGGTGCAGACCTTGATATTAATCAAAATGATTATTTTTGCGTTATTGGTAATGCACAAGGTGAAGGTAGTGAAGCACCTGATTCTTGGGCTGATGAACTATCTGTAGTTTGGAATAGTACTCAAATTTTTAAAACTGCTTTGCAGGTAACTGGTACGTTACAAGCTGCAGTATTAAAAGGTGAGTCATCTGAACTTGCTAGATTACGTAGACAGAAAGCACAAGAACATAAAATGCAAAAAGAAAAAGCTTTCTTATTTGGTAAGAGAGTAGGTGGAACAGGACTTGACATAGCAGATGGTACTGCTCCTGCTGATGATTCATTTGCAGATGGTGGAAGAACTGATAAAGACGGAAATCTTATTAGAACTACTTATGGAATTGTAAGTGCTTTAGAAAAATATGGTTCTAGTACTGCAACTCATGATTATCAGAATATTTTTACTGCATCTGAAGCAAGTTACTCTTATGGTAACTTTGTAGATGATATGGAAAAAATATTTCAGTATGTACCAGAAGCGGGTGTTAAGCGTGCTTTTGTAGGTGCTGGTGCTTTAGGATACTGGTCTAAAATGGCTGGTGATTCTGGATTATCTGGAAATTCTGGATGGAGTGTTAACCTTGGTGACATGAAACGTGATTCATTAGGCTTTAACTATAGAGTACTTGAAACACCTCATGGCATGTTACAGTTAATTCCAACTCCAGCATTGCGTAATCAGTATAATAAGTACATGGTTGTAGTCTCTGATGAGAATCTATTTCATGCACAGTACAGACCAGCAATGTATCAGGCTAATATTAAAACTGACAATGCCTTTGATGGTGTTAAAGACCAATATATGTCTGATGAAGGACTTGGTATACAGCTAATTGAGAGTCATTCTCTGTTTAAAATTACAGATTAAGGAGGCTTATTATGGCTAGACCTTATTTAGGTGGTACAAACGCAGGAGTAAAAGAGTTAACTGCAACAAACACACTGCATAAAGCAGATAGTGGTAAAATGTTTATGTTAAACTCTGCAACTGAGTTTGTAACAACATTACCTGCCGTAAGCAATAAAGGATGGGAAGGAACATTTGTAGTAAAAGCAGCTCCTTCAGGAGCTGACTACAGATTAAATTGTCCAGGAGCAATAAAAGGCTCAATAAGTGCTGGTGCAGCAGATGATGTAGCAGATACAAGTGATGGTTCTGATACTACTATTTCATTTAAGGATGGAAATGCAGTTGTTGGTGACTACATTAAATTAGTATCTGATGGAACTAATTATTATATAGTAGGTGGACTTGCAAAACTTGCTGCTGGAATAACGATTAGTTAATACAAAATAAAGAGCGAGGGGCTTTATGCCCCTCCTCTTGTGAAAGGAAAAAAATATGCCAAAAGGCAAGGGAACGTATGGTTCTAAAAGAGGAAGACCTCCAAAGAAAAAGATGAAATCTGTAAAAAAAAAATCCAGTTCTAGAAGCTCTAAGAAAGCCTATTAAAATATGACGCACACACAGTTAAACGCATACATTAAAAAAGTATTTCCTGATGAATCAGATGCTGATATAGCTTTGCATTTAACAGAAGCATCAAGTGATTTTACTAGTAGAACTAAAATATTAAAAGGTGTTGAAACGTTTAATACTGTAGTAAATCAACGTTATTATGATTTAAATGATTTAGATGGAGATGGAAGCGAAACAGACCAAAGACATATTGTAGAAGTAAATAAAGTAGATTATAATAATTACACTATTCAACGCTTAGTTACACCTCCAGATGAAGTGGATATAACATAATGGCAAGAACTAACGCACAAAAACATCATTGGTGGATTGAAAGAAATCAAGTAGGCATTGTAAAAGCAAGTACGTCAGGAACTACTTCATTTACAAGTCCTACTGAAGTAAAAGAAATACGATTACATGTATCTAGAAATGATTGGGATTTTAAAGCTAGTTCAGACTCTGATGCAGATAAAATAAACAATGGCGACAGTCCTAGTTTTGATAAAATATATCACGTTGCATTAGCGTATTACACTATTGCAAAGTTATTTGAAATAAGAGCTTCAGCAGATGAAGACCCAGAAATACTTGGGTTTGCTCAACTATGGAGAGCTAAATATGAAGATTTAGTAGCTAAAGCAAAAGGAACAGATAATCAAGGTAAACTTGGTTCTGCTACTAGCTACGTTATTATACCCAGCGATGGGTTTTTATTATAACCAATATGACCATGAGATTAGTCACGCTCGGTAAGTCATAAGCAAGGAGAAACAAGATGGCATTACATAAATATTCAGTCAATGAATCAAACAACATTGGACTAGGACAAGCAGGTTCTATATTAGAAACAGGAACTACTGCTGTATCAGGAAAAGAAATAGTAGCTATTACATTTCTAGAAGATGCAGTATTTAGTCTTCTTACGCCTGAGAGTGGAACTAGTTTGTATATAGGAAACTCTAACAATAATGGAGATAGTACAGCTAGTGTTACGTTTCCACAAGGAGTTACAATTTTTGGTCGTTGGTCTGCTTTTACTTTAGCAAGCGGTTCAGTAGTAGCATACTTAGGCTAGATTCATGCTCGGATTAGCAGCAAGCCTAGCTAAAGGGGGAGCATCCCTCTTAACATA